AACTATTACAGCATATAAATAGGTACCGTCTGCAACAACACCGTCAAAGGAGTTCAGTGAGTTAGCTCCTGAGACAGTATACCGTGTAGCTGTTACTGCATATGTAGTAGCGTTGACTGAATATCTTATTATTGAAGTAGTGCTAGTACCAGTGGCAGCAACGCCCCAAAAATATGTACCATCATAGCAAATACACTCAGGACCATAAGTAGTGCTAGCAGACTTCTTTCTTATTATATGACTCATGTTGGAACCTCCAATAAAGTTAATTTGAGACCAGGCTCATTATCTAAACACGGTGGAGTTAATTCAGTCTCCAGCACCAAGAACACTTTAGTCGATACGTTAGGTATGTAAGTATCCGAAGTAAGGCCTACCCAGTCGCCAACTTCTATCTCCCATTTGCTTAAGTCTACAACTAACTCACCCACCCTCATAGGTTGCGTATAATAAGACTCCATTAAACCAAGAAGATTCTGTACCGTCGTCCGGTCTCTTATTGTTTCTAAAGATAGGACAGCTTTTCTATCTAGGTCCAGAGACTCCACAGTGTATGTGTCTGCTTCAGTAGCAGTGTAGACCTTATCAGTCAGTCTCTTCTTGTATTTAGCTTCAATTTCCGTAATCAAATAATCTGTTGAAGTATAGCTCTCCACCCAAGATATTTCTGAACCATCTCCTAAAATATTGTAGTTGTTTATAAGATGATCTACCGAAGCTCTCGAAGGTATATCCAATGTTTTTATGCTAAGTTCCCCGGAATTGGTTTCCATTATAATTAATCCATGCTCTCTAGATATCTGCTCTAAAACTTCTTGAGCCTGAACAGGATCTTCATGTAAAGACAAAGCTACTTTCCACCCAGCCCTCTCCGATATAGAAGAAGCAGGAGTCTCTATAGATCCCACAGGAACTACTCCTTCCTCAGACAATAAATCTTTTATTACATAAACAGGGTTCTCTATTAAGGTACTTGTTCCATCAACAACACCTTTACCTCTCGCCCAAAATACGTTCTTAGTAGGGTCCACGTAGAAATAAATCAATATTCCTGGTGCTGCTATATTCCAAACCACCTTTCCGATCGGTTTGGAATATTGCCAGCTACCTAGACAAGCTAAAGTTATCCTCTGAGTATTCAACTCATCCAATTTGCTAAGCAACCCATTTCTTTTCAAGTCAGAGTGATCTAGTGTGAAGGTATCTTCATCGTCCCACCCCCTAGCAGCATCAAGACTTATAATTTTGTCCTGTAGGCCAAAGACCACGCTTCTATTTGCTAAACCACCTTCTTCAATCAATGTCACCTCTTCGCTATTCCAAGGTTTTTTTCTATAAGAGCCACAGGTGCCCAAGACATCGGCGTCGTCTGAGCTATCAACAAACTGAGGTATGGGTCTTGGCCCGACACTTATGCCTATACCTAGCTGATAATCTCCTACATTCGTGGCAATAACATTGTAAGACCCTTGCATGTACATGGCTGCTATATCGCCTTGCACAGATATTTTGGGGAATACAAGTCCAATAAGAAGAAGAGCATCGCCAATCAAGGAGTCATCTGCGGCCCCTGCGGCATCTAACGTTATTGTGGCCTCATAGTCATCTAACGCGCCAGAATATTTCTGAGGCAAAATTAACTTATTTTTATAGGCAGCCACCAAGTTCCCTAAGGTACTAAAATCGGTATATCTCGCATAGTCAGAATACCACAGTTCTACCCCTGGCTTTGAAAAAGTTAAGAAAGTTATACCAGACAGGTCCGAAGGAAAGAACGTATGTTTAACTAACCACTTAGACCCTGTCACCTGATCAGAATAAAAAACAGGTGCGTCTATAGCATGGTTTGCAGATGTAGATCCATTATAACCTCTTACACATAAACATTCAGTGTATTCGTAACCTACATCTGAGTCTGTCCTGTCTACCATATAATGCACTAATATCTGCTCACTATCTATCTTTATGACACAAGGTTTAGGTATTATTCCTATAAGAGAATCTGTAACGTCTGAGTATTCTTCAAAAGCACCCTCTAGATAAAAAGAATCTGGTTGTGGGTTGCTAATCCAAGTAAAATCTATTGTAGCGTCTCCGGTTCCTGAATCTTTAGTTAGCTCTCCCGAACTTACCCCCCCTAAAGTTGTCCAGTCTCGGACAACAGCGAATATATAGAACCCTCCGCTAACCTCTATAAATCGGAATTTGTGAAAAGGGTCAGAGTCTCCTGTTATGTGGTATACAGATGTCGTATCCAAGGAAGGTTCACCAACTAACGACATAATTACCTTACGAGGATTCCATATCTTTATCGATGATACTGTTCCGGTGGCTTCGACTACTTTTACGTCTGACGAAGCAGCTAAAGTTAAGATAGTGTTGTCTGCAGATATAACTATATTGCTTCCGTGAAAGGCTTGGTAGGCTACCTTACCTTCTTCATCCCAACAAACAACGTCAGTTATCTCAGACAACTCCCTGGCTGAAGTTTTTAACTGAGGAGAGTTAGAAAACTCATCTGTCAAAACCATGGGCATAAAACCTGCCGAATCGGAAAAATCTCCGTAGGTAATAGGAGTTATTTTACTCTTATATAAATCATTAGTTGATCCTGATAACTGCCCTATCTCAGCATCCCATAGCTGTGAATTACCTCTAATGTTAAAAGACAGAGAATTCTTACTCTTATCTATATCAAAAACAGAACCACTGAGTATGCAGTTAGCAGACTCAGACAACGCAGAACCGCTCCCTATAAATACCTTCGCAGCTCTGCCTATCAACCCAGATGCTGTTATCCCCGTAATAGCCAAAGTAATCTCCATGTCAGAAGATTTGGCTACACCGCCTACACCCTTTGCAGGTTTGGTTAGGATCTCTACTGACTGGTGCTTGGGTGACATACTAAGGAGCTTTCCAGGGATACGCTTAAAATTAGTGAAAGAATCTGAAGGTAAAGTACCGAACACGAGAGCTGTCTTGCCTCCCGACAAATTGTAACCAGAGACTGGGCTAGTAGTAGTCCAGTCATCTGAGCTATTAGGGTATATTGCTACATATGAATAGTTCATCTTAAAAACCTGTATGGGAGTTTAATGTTAAAAACACCTGGAGCTACTTTTTCAAAAACACCTTCTAACGTAGGGCCTCCGTTATACCTCGCATTACTTGTAGTAGGGAGTGGTTCAGCTGCTGTCGATATAGCGACACCTGGACCATTCCCCAAATTAACTCCAATGACCGCAGAAATAGTAAAGGTCTCTTTGGCAAAGACAGTTTTAGTCTCTAACCAAGTTCTAAGAGCCTCACCATCCGTTAAAGAAGCACCCTTAATAATAAGGGCACCTCTTATTTCAGTGGGACCTAAATCTATTATAATATCTGTACCGTCTGCAGCCTTCTGCTCTATTTGATTTAGCCGGACAGGAACGAAATCACTACCGTAGACCAAGGAGCCGGATACCGATACTGCGTTGGTACCTTGAGTCAAAGTAATTGTTATCATCTAGCCATCTCCTTTTTAATAATAGGAATGATAGTATCCCTCACATATTGTTTTTGCCCTACTACTTGTTTAATATATACGTTCACGCTTGAATTAGTGGTATAGCTGTCTCCCCTGTCAATCATTTTTTGTAGGTTCTGATTGCCTCCTAAACGATCAATTTCATTTACAGAAAGAGCTCGCTCACCAGGACTCATTAGAGTGGGTATAGTATCAGATGTACCGTTCCCTCTAATCGGTTCTTTGGAACCGTAACGGAAATTCACTGCACTAAGTTGCGCAACATACGAAGCAGCGATAGCCCCATAAGCTAAACCGGATGCAAGTCTGCTGACAAGCCCTCCTCTAGTGTCTGCCATAACAGAGACAACACCTCTAACAGCATCGGCAGTTGCTCTAGCTATATCTATTATAGCCTGTCTTTTCTCAAAAGCCTTTCGCTCTGCCTCGAGTTTCTTTTTTATAGCTAATTCTTTGCTGGCTGTCTTGTCTAGGATCATCTGCTTTCTAAAAGCATTGTCACCCGCCAAGGTTAACTCAGCATCACTTGAAGCTTGTAGTAACTCTAATTCTTTATTTATTCTCTCCTCATATTTAGAGAACATGCGTTCTTGAATATTTGCATAGATATCTACACCAGCATCCCCGATCTCAGAAATGGACTTTAGTTCCATTTCTCTCGACTTAGCATTAAATGTAGCTATTTCTTTGAGAGCTTTTTCTGCTTCCTTTTCGCCTTTTCTTCCTTTTATAGCGATACCTTCGTATTTAGATATCTCAGATTTGTTTGCCTTTAAAGCGGCTTTCGTCCTATCTATTGACTCTTTTTGTCTTTCTATTTCCAATAATTTTTGATCATACAAGAATTCATTCATGTCTATTTTGTTGCCAAAACCTGGACCTTCTTTAGGTTTTGCACTTGGTCCTTCGGGCTTAGTCAGCTCTTTTGGCAACAACTTATTTAAAGTCTTTACAGTGTCAGCCCACTCCTTATAAGTATCAACCATGTCTCTTCCGGCACGACCCCATTTCTGCTCGTATGAGGTTAAAGCATCGTTAAGTTTTTTATACTCGTCGAATAGACCTTTGTGTGCATCTTCTGCTTTAACTCCTACATCTACAAGAGCCTGTTCTTTCTTTCTTATATCTTCATACAGAGGAGCCATTTTCATTAGAGCATCGAGGTGTTCTTGTGTCCTATAATTGGCCGCACCAAAAGCATTAGCATCTGCTTGAACTAATTTTTTGTTTGCCATCTCTATTATTATACTGCGTAAGGTCAACCCAACACCTACAGCAGCAAGCATTGCCATCTCTAAACCCTTAACGTCTGTTGTCAACGTCTTTAACTTCCAATCAGTGAAAGCCTTACCCACTTTAACTATACTGGTATACGTCTTAACGGCTGTTATAGCGGCCAAAGCACTACCTAGAGCCAGTATTTCTGTTTTATTGACCTTAAGGGAGTTGAGCAAAACATTCATTAGTGCGTTAGCTATCTGGGATATCTTCTCTGCCGCTTCAGACAACTCTTCTTTATTTGCCTTTATCCAAGTTACTGCCTCCATTAAATGACCTTTTAGGTTCTGGAGAAGAGAAACTCCATTACTCCCAAGAGCCTCGTTTAATTCTATACCCACTAACATAACGGTATTCTTTAATTCGGCTAGCTGCATGATAAATGACTCACGTATAATGTCAGCGACTTCTTTAGCAGTCTTACCTTGTCCTTCCAATATAGCCGTTAATTTAGCTACCTCTTTTGCATTCTCTCCTACGGCCAAAGCACCTGTTAAGGCACGTAAATCGAACTGCTTTAACATAGAACTAGTATTGACGCCCTTATCATGCAATACTCCCATAACTTCAGTTAGGTTCATACCTTCAAAATTTACGTCCTGCAACGCCTTAGCTACATTCCCAGTAGGGGCGATTAGCTTTAACATCATGTTCTTTATGCTTGTACCAGCTAAAGAGCCTTTTATACCCCTGTCAGAGAGTAGACCAAGTAAAGCAGTCGTTTCCTCAAAGGATACGTTAAGTGTCTTCGCAATAGGAGAAACGTACTTCATTGCATCCATATACTCTTCAAGATTCAAAGAGGTAAGGTTTAAAGCATTAGCTACAGTATTTACAGTTTTTTCAGTATCTGCAGCTCCTAGGCCAAAAGCCTTCATTAAGTTAGCTGTGTTTACAGTAGACCAAGCTAAATCTTCCTGCGCTGCCGTAGCTAAGTTGGCTGTGTGCTTTATCATTTTATTTACATCGTCAGACTCATAACCCATCTTAGTTAATTCAAGCATAGAATTAGACAACGCAACAGCGCTATGTTCTGTCTCCACAGATAGCTGCTTAGCCGTATCTCTAACAGCAGACAGGGCGTCTCCAGTAGCTCCACCTATCGCAGATACTTTCTTTATGGCTAACTCAAACTCCTGCGCACCTTTAACAGCGGCCATTAGCTGGGTGTTGATTACTTCTAGTCCTTTTAGCATAACGGCAGAGGCAAAAACCTTCTGTAAGACATCGCCTAAGGGTGCCACGTCTCCCTTGGCTTTTTTTGCATTGGTACCGAGCTTCATTATAGCTGGATTGCCTTTATCATCTATGCCTATCTGTAAGATTAATGACCCTGCCATGTTATTTACCTCTCTTTATTTTTAATCTTGTGTTGTGCCTATCTAAAGTATACCCAAGAGCTCTCCAGAACTCTGAGTGTGTCCACTCAAACACTTCTGGGGAAGTCATCAAGACGTCCCCAGCAGCAGAAGCAGTTAAAAACCCGTTAGAGTCTAACGGGCTTACTGTCACTATTGTCATGTACATAGACCAGAACTTCCCAAATATCTTAGTCAACCTCTTAAGGTCTATTGTTTGATCTGGCACGAACGGACACCCAGAACAGTTACTCTGGCATGTGCTACACGTAGACGGTTGCCAGTTCCAATCTATTGTTGCATCACACCAGATTTTGAGTTTTTTGGGTTTAATCCCAAATAAGCATCCTGTATCTCAATCAACAACCCTGGACAAGTTGTCAAGAATTCGAAGACAGCTTTTTGCTCATCTTCCTTCTTCATGTCCAGCTCACCATCAGGACCAACTATACCTCTAACAGCTTTTAAAGATCTCCTTAGCCGTAGATAGAAGGTATTTATTTGAGTCCCTTCTCTATTCATCACGGCTTCGAAATCAGAATCCTCATGGCACTCAAACTCAAAATCAACTTCAAAAGACTCTCCGTCGATTTCACGTTTAAAGGTTTTCTTACGTATTGGATTAACTACAAAAGGCATAAACCCTCCCAGGTTAAAATTAAATTGCAAACATCTGATTAGTGCTGGACAGGTTGCGTACCCGCATAATCAGTGGACTTTTGTGAACTAAAGTATTTCCATATAGCCAGGAAGACCAGTTGTTTGTTGCACTATAGCCAACAACTAGACTTAAGTTTTCCTTAGCTATCTCACTATCATCTGGGCCTGCTTCAGGCAGAGTAGCAGAATTTACCAGAAACTCTGTTCTGTAATAACCGTACTCAGCCGATATTCGGCCTATAACAGTTGTCCAATTGTCTCGATAACCCTGCCAAGTTTCAGCAGCATAACGAGATAAAACAATGTTACAAGTAAGCCCATACTTGCCTTCCATCTGAGGCTCAGCAAGATATACTCCACTGTTTGTATCCTGCTCTAGTTTTAACGGAGCATCAAACCCAACTTCTACATCAGTGGCTCCCACTGCCGTTAAAGACCCTTCTGCTGTGCCTAACTCTACTCTTAACTGAGCATGAGTTATGATGTTGGCAGAGGCTGTTAGACCCGCGGGATATGTCCAGGAGGAACTACTATAATCTCCTCTGTCCTCTGAATGTGCGACAAAGTCAAAAGCCATCTGAGCGAACTGAGCTGCAGAGCTTTTAAAATTGAACTTTTTGCACATGGAGTTTTTGTAACGATAATCGTTAGTGCCCATCTTAATTCCTATGGTGGCCATACGATTCTTTTTGTCTCCTGCTGAATACCCAGCTATCTGTTCAGGGTAGCAAAAAGATGTAAAATGCCTTTCTCTTGAATCAAGTTCAAAAGTATGCTCATACATCAAAACACTGTGTGCTGTAAAAGCCAGTGTTGCGCCCCCTGTACCGGCTTGCTTTGTCAAATTACCTGTAGCAAGGGTAGGTACATGAGAATCGTCACATCGAAATATGTAGTATGTGGTAGTTCTATTTACTTCTTTTCTCATGAAAGTAAAATCGTTTAAATCTGTATCTCTGTATGTAGCTCCTGCAACAGGTTCTACACTCGGAGCAGTAAGGACAAAAACACCCACAGTTACTACAGGCAACTCAAAACCAAAAGCCCAATACATAAACTGATCAATGTCGGCCACTCTTGCGTTCATAGAAAGAGACTTCTCAACATAATCAGTTACTTTTCTTGGGAGGTCTTCGAAGGCATTAGTTGTTACACTGTTGTCCTTTTCATAATTAATAGTCTTACCTTTACCAAGTTCTAAATATGGAAAGGCATTGTTAGTGCCTAAAGTTTCTTCTGAGCCAGACTGACCCCACCCAGGAGATTGTCCCGCTCCAGCCTGACCAGCTTCCATTTGGAAAGCGCCTGTCTGTAAAACCTTTACTGACTCAGCCATTATTTATCTCCTTATGAGTTGTCTACAGTGATTCGCAAGGGAGAAACAAAACTCATGTTTGAGTTAGAGTAACTTGTTCCTACGCCATTTCTACCTATCATCATGGTGACAGTGGGTTTAGTTAGCTCTTCGTCACTAAGCTCTACCGTACATAAAAAGTTAGGAATCTCAAGTAGAATATTAGCTGTCGAACTCTTGTACAGACTTATTGCCATCTGAAGAGCTGTCTCATTGTCACTCCAAGCTTGGAAGTTATCGTTAGTGTGCCTAGACAGCTTAAAAGAACCTTCAATGGTAGGAGTTACCATACCAAAAGTAGGTGTCAACGTTCCAGTGCCTTCGTTACAAAACTGTTCATCAAAACCAGTAGTAATATCGATAGAGAACTCTTCAATATTAATCTCATCTGAGGCACTTAAAGCATCGGCCTGGTCCCCCACTCTAACATACCCTGTTCCTCCTGCTTCAGAGAAAGTAAAAGGAATTCCTGGAGCAGTTGGAGAAGCTGGAAAAGCACTTGTTGCTTGACGTGATTGGGCTGTGACAGACATAACATCATACTCTACAGACATTAAGTTACCTGCAGAGCCAGAGATTTTTATCTTTGTTACGTATACATTAGCATACTGAGAAGCATTAACACTGTTCAGCCCACACATGGATAGCTTCTTGCTGTTGCTCCCCAAGGTAAAAACTCCAGAAGAATTAGCCCCAAAAGCAGCTTCAAAGATAGGGAAACAGGATACTATATCCAAGTTCTGAGATATAGATCCCTTTGTGTGCCGGTTACCTTGTTGCGGCAAAGACGCAAAAGCTTGGCCTAAATATGCCTCATCGTTAATGGGGTCATATTTCTGCGATAACGTTTCCGTTTTAAAGGGAATTTCAATGGGCGCATTTGACTCGTAAGTACTTCCAGCCTGTAATTGAGCTGTCAGTCTCTTTAATACCTTAGCAGACATACTGCCTCCTTTTTATAGATAAAAATCAAATGAGTAAGCAAACATCATTGACAGTGTTTGCGGAATAAGTTCTTTGTCAATAAATATATCAGAAAAATCTCCAACTTGTAAGAAACTATCTACCGTAATGAGGCCTGTTTGCTTGTCCTCGTTAAACGAAGCTATAAGAGTAGAAACCTCATACGCCATATCTATTATCCTTGAATAGTCTGCAGCAGAAACAAAATCACTGTCTTCTGTCAGTTTAATATATCCTGCTGTGGCCATGCTAAGATTCCATTTTTTATCCGTTTGTGCTTGATAGCCCTCATCTGGAATCTTAACTATAAGAGTCTCTAATCTAGGAAAAGACGAGTCTTGTAGACCCATAATGTCTGTTGTCTCCCCAAAAACAACATTGTCTGCAGAAGTTATGACACTACACGTTTTTAATTTTGCATCTAACAGCAAGAGAAAATCACTGAATGCACTCATATTGTTTTTAACCTTTCTAGCCTACTTGCAAAGAGTGGAGGTAACTCTGCTATTTTTCGTTTAGCCGATGGATCTATAAACTGTCTCTTCTTTCCTCTTATTCCTGTCTCCCACTTAAAACGCATAACAAGGCTTTGTTTTGTAACAGGCCTAAAGAAATTTATTATTTTTCCAGTCTCTGGGTCTCTTCTTTGAATGGCTCCAAACTCCTGGCCTATAAAAGGATTAGCGTCATCCACAGCAGCTCTAAGAGTGCCCACATATCGTTCGGAGACTAAATTTTTTCCTGAGCTAACTTTAACTATCCCCTTTAGAGAATTGGTTGTCAGATTAGCTCTCTGAGAAGTTATATTCCATGTCCCTTTACTCTGCAACATTTTTATCAGTCTACCGGTTCGTTCGGTTAGTTTACCTGGCACGGATGGCTGCAACTTAGCCATACGAGCAGGTGACATTTTCTTACCCACGATGTTAGGGATAATGTTTGATACAGCGTCAAATCTTATAGCATCTATAGTATCTGATATTGTTTTAAACACTATCTTTCGATCTTCTCTTAAGAGTCTCTTTACTCTTATCTGGTGCGCCCTATCATTTAGTTTTACCATTTAAACCTCAAAAAGGTATACTTGGCTAGCCAAGTATACCCTTATTGTTAGATATTAGTGGACGAACTTACAGTTGTCTTCGCGTTAGTCAGAAGCACTCCGTAGTCAGTGTTGACTTTAATACCTCTATACTCACGTGCCCTATAAACCATTCGGTTATAAGAAGGTTCTTCGTAATCCTCGATAATGTAGTCGTCAGAATACAAAGACCATTTCAACTGCTTGACCACACCTTCAGTTGTTATTTTTGAGCCGGGAGGACACAACTTTCCAACAAAGATGTATTCGTTTGACCAGAATTTTCCAATACTTGCAGCATTACTAAGCTTGGAAGTATCAAACATTGCACTGGTCTCGATCACTTCTTTTACACCGAAGTATTCAGCCATCCATCGGACCCTTACGTCACGTGGTGCAGTCATTAAGCCAGCATAACTCGTATACTGGGTAATGTTTTTGATTTCGGTAGTGGCAAAGAAATAGTCTACCAAGTCATCAGAAAGAATGACTGAGAACATTTTCTTTCCATAAGCACACTTACCGCGCAAAATAGATAAAGCTGCATCTATATCAGCTTTAGGCGTTGCATTAGCTGCATCATCCCACTCGTTTGTTATTGCTGAAGTGTTAGTGGCTCCGGTAAAGACTGAAGTATCTAACAAAGCTTCAGCTACACGAGACTCACGGGCCAAATGAAGACCTTCATAGACTCGATTAGCTGCTTGCTCTTCTTCATCAATAAAACGAGCATTTTCCAACTTGCTCACGTTGTCAACAACTGCTTCAACACCATATTCGTAGCAGATGTAGGTATCTGATCCCCAGTCATACTGGATTCTAGTATACCCACCATCAGACTTTCTTCTGGCATTGTACAGTTTCATCTTAGCTTCACGTGGCAGAACTGGGTATTCTGCTGCTCTCTCGGATACCGAAATAGACGGAGCAATACGTTCTGCTGTTAAGTTAAGATCCTCAAATTGAATCTCTTCAACAAGATCGATAAGATCCTGTCTAAGAGTTACGCTTGTACCTCTCTGTGCTGCTGCCATTGTTATTTCTCCTTATTAAGCATCAAGTGAACGGAATACGATGTAAGACAGAATAGTACCTGCTCCACCGTTGCCAGAAAGTGTTACAGTAATAGTACCTGCAGTGACTACAGCTTTTTGTATTGTAGCTGTTCCTGCCTGGGCTACAACAGTTACTATGGCTGCATCGCCAGAAACAATACGCCCATCTGAAATAACCACTGAAGCATCTGCATCAGTCTCAGACGTTGACTTGCCGGCACAAACAAATCTTACGCACTGGTCCAGCGAAGTTGGGAAGTCTTCTCTGGTTAAGAGACGAGTTCTGTTCATTACGTAGGCTGAAATCGTTTCTCCGGCAACACCTTCCTCGCAAGCATAAGCAACGATTTTTGCGTCTACCCAAGCAGAGCCGTTATAAACAATATAACGACCTTCTTCAGTGATGTAACCAAGGGCACCTGCAGCAGGATCGGCATATGCCCAAGACGTGCCAACGTGGGTATATGTAGCAATCTGTCCAGCCGTCGCACCACCTGTTGCCCAGGCACCTGCAGGCACAATATAAACAGCGTTGGCACTGGGAGAAGGTCGATCTTTCTGAGATCGATCTACAAAGGTATAAGCGGCTCCTCTTACTTTTCCATCTGCCGAAGCAAAGAGAGGTGAGTGAGCAGCTATGGACGACGCCAAAGTCACGAAAAAGGTGGTGTTAATCTGGTCAAGTGGAAATGCCGTGACAACATAATCATTTGCATCTCCAGTAGCTCTGGTAACACCTGCAACAACCTCACCATACGTAGCGTATGAAGGTACGCCTGCGGTGAGCTTTACAAGACGATTGATCAGCAACTGCGAAGCTGCTGTAAGTTGTAACGGAAGAATCCGTTCCCCTACTTGTGCTCGAATAGACATTTACTTCCTCCTTAGTTTCGGAATATGTGTGGGAATTCTTTTCTTGCTGCTTTCCAGGTAGCCGATTTACTTTTGACATCCTGGGTCTTTTTTACGTACTCAAAAGCCTCTTGCATTGTTTGTGGCTCTAAAAGGTCTTCTTTACTTCCCTCAGAACATGAACCAGAAGCAGCGGGAGCAGATTTATAAAAAATCTCCTGCTTTTCTTTACGCTCTTCTTGACTTGCTTCTGTCAAAGAAAGAGCTGCATCCTCAACAGACTTACCTTCGCTAATAAGGGCCTCTCCTTCAGCATGCTTGTTAAGGTTAGCAGCAAGTTTACGAATCTTTGAAGCTTGTTCATTCCTTGCTTTAAGAGCTTCAAGCTCTGCGCTTATTTCTGCTTTAACTTCAGCCTGAATGGCTGCAACTAAATCAGACCTTTCTGCTTTCAACTCATCGAGACTTGCATCTTTGAGTTTTTTGTCGAACATAGGATCTCCTTTCGATTTTAAGAACCCGTATGTATTTGAATAAGAAATAACGTCCTGAAAAGTTTTAAGTTCATCAATTAAACCTGCATCTTTGGCCTCCTGACCAAAAAATAGTTTCGCGTCAGCAATGGAAACTATGTCCTCTACTGACTTACCCCTACCGAGAGCCACCTCTTCAATAAAAAGAGAATAAGTGCTATCTACTATTCTCTGCAATTCATCTTTAGCTTCAGAAGATAAAGGCTCATGTTGGTTACCCATAGCTTTATATTTTCCAGCCTTTATATAGGTAACTTTTATGCCCTCACTGGCATTACGTTCACTCTGATCTACGTGCATCATGTAAACGCCAATAGAACCGACTCCAGATGTCTTCCAGCCATAGATTGCACTTCCCTGTGCTCCCATCCAGTAACCTGCAGAAAACATAGAATCATTAACAATAGAAAAAATTGGCTTCGTCTCCCTTATGCGGCGAATAAGAGCAGACACTTCAGCTATACCCTCTGAACTGCCGCCAGGTGTATCATAGTCCATAATAATTTCTTTTACTGCCTTATTCTCTTCAGCATGTAAAAGAGTGTTTTCTATGTTTAAAGTTGTCTCCATGCCGGAGTAGCCTTCCATACCCATAGATTTTTTTAGAACTACACCATGAATAGGTATTATAGCCCTTTCATTGATAACTTGATAACTGATATAAGCATCCCTGTCCCTCACAGGCTCAGCTTTTTCTAGCTTACTGAGAGGAAGGTTGTTTACTTTGTTAGTAAATACATTCTGAAACACCTCTAACATTCCATTATGCAGACACCAGGGTGTTATTGCTAATTTGCTGAGTAATAGATTACCAATTTCCATCGTCTTTTCTCCTTTCTTTCTTTTCGTCCTCATCCAGATCATCGCCTTCGCCTGGACGAGGTTTATTGTTCTTACCATTACCGTCCGCAGATTCGGATTTAGGGTCTACAGGATCAAAGACTATCCCATATTTTGTTTCCAGTTCTTTTTTCTTAGCCAGTTTTTTAGCCTCAATTTCTAGCATGCGTAAGGCATGCTCTTCTTTATCCGCTAAAACTTGCTCGTAGTCTGTACCTTCTTCTTCACAAATCTTCTGAACAGAAGTAGTGCCATTTAACAACGCTGTCTTATTAGCTCTAGCTTCCTTCTCTGGATCTAGGATATTAAAGCTTGGCCATCTTATTGTAAACTTAATATCTTTTACATCCCCGCGAACTTTGCCGAGCAGGGTAGCTTCCAACAATACTGCCTTTAACACCCACTCAAATATTCTCTCCAGTGACCAACGCCAACGATTAATGAACTTTTTCATTTCATTAGCACCGCCACGCCAAGAAGAATAATTAACTTCAGACAAATCTAAAAACAGAATAGGGTAAGGTATCCTTAAGTACGCTGCAATTATCTTCTGTATTCTAACAATAAAAGCATCAACATTGTCATTCGGTCTATTCGGAGAAGCAAAGGTTATGTCCTGATTAGGTTTTAAATAAAATATCTGCCCAGGAAACAACTTCTGCACTCTACGAGTACCATTTGCATCTTGTGGGTCTACTACATTGCCCGCTGCATCGGTAGTAAAACCTTGAAACGTTCCTGCTGGATTGTTAGTCTTTATAAAAGCACTAAAACAAGCAGCTACTCTGGCGCCAACGATAACAGCTTCTAAGTAGTCATCCAACAATTTTATTAAAGGTATTGCCGGAGTTACCAAAGGATACTGTCTAGCTGATCTGGGTCTAGAGTTCAGTGGTGCCTTAAAAAGCTCAGCAACAGGTAAATCTCTTCCCTTTACGCTACGAAAGACTTCATCAAAGGAAGATAAACTATTTCCATAGTTATTGACTTTATCATGTTTTTTAACATAAAAAGAAACTATTCTGCCCTCAGAATCTTTTCTTACACCATGATTTACATTATCATCTTTAGCCTTTTCTGCCGGAGTCAAAATTCTATTAGCTTCAACAACTTCTACGACTGTCTTTACACCTTCTTTTTTTCTGTCTATCGGTAACTTAATAAGTACGTCACCATCCTGCACGGCAGAACTTATAATTTCGTCTCCAATTTGCCACAGAGGTTTATCTTCAAAATCAGAAGATTTTAAAAAATTATCTATTACTTCTTGAGCCTGTTTCTGTTGAATCCTATTCGTGGAGAAGACCTTCACAGAATTAGGAGAGCCTACAACATTTATTATGGCTTGTTGTATACCCGCAACAGTGATATTATCCTTATGCAACTGACGAGAACGTCTACGTAAGGTCTGTAGGGCATTACCAGTCTCTAACTCCCTGTCGGGAGTCATCTCTGGTAATACCTGCCAAGACATATTGTAGGCATTATTCTCTGCTGCCTTAAAACCTATAGCCATCAGTAACCTCCAACTGAAAAAGGAACGTTACCGCTTGAAAATCCTACAGATTCTTCTGAAGCCTTTGCTTCTAACCAGTCATGCATCTCCATCACGTTAGGCATTTTTGTGAAGGTAGTTCGCATTTCCCGATTATTTTCAGTGCTGCTAACAAACCACTGTTCTACTCTTCTATTGGCTATGGCGTCTCTAAAATCAGATAGCATAGCCGCCCAAGTTGTAAAAGCCATTATAGCCAACCTCCTGAAATGTTTACAAAGTCGTCTTCTTGTTCTTCTACGTTCATTGTAGAAGACTCAGACCGGATTTCAGCTTGCTTTTTTTCTTGCATAGCTGGGTTTAAAACAAAGACATCTTCTTCTATACGAGAACGTAAAACACCATAGTCATCACTTGGAATGTCTAAAGGTATGAAAGTATGTATGTCAGCCATACGATAATCTGTCTTACCAATTTTCTTCCAAATGATCGTCTCGGTACCAGTCTTCTTATTCTTTTCTCTTATCTTTCTAACAGCTACAAACTGAGTAAGATAATCAGTACTTATATTCTCTGGCAACCACCAAGAAGGAGACTCACATTTCTTTTCTGTCTCTTCCAAGTACTCACTGGTTCTAACAAGGTATAAATTCAACTCCTTATTGTAGGAATAAGTTGTACTTTGATTATCTCTTCCCTTGACCATTATCAGCTTAGGAAAATTCGTAGCCACACGATAAATAGTCTTAGTCCTGTGGCCACCTGTATCTATAGCAGCCATAGCTATCTTCCAAGACTCGCCTTTCTCACCCACATAGACTCTATCCATTATGTCACGAGTTATTATTTTTATAATATCTCGTTCATCGGCTATATCTATAGGACAAGGGCAGAAGAATTCATCCACTAAAGCAGTGAATTTATTAGCTCCATGTCCCCGTGTCACACAATAAAACCCATTGTCTTGTGTATCTATACCAGTAAATAAGACCTTTACTTTAGCTGGAACATCCTTCTTAGAATACCCTTTACAGTGAGATTTTAAATTCGTCACTGTTGTTTTACTAATATCGTCAATCCAAAAACGAGCTAACCAGCACTGAATAAAGTGCTTATAGTCATACAGCTTATCCTTTGTCTCTAAGTATTTATGCCCTATAGCATAAAAAGTTCTAAACGGAGAAACAAGAGAATCCCACATAAAGGCCATACGAGGTGTAACTTCAAAAGGATACTCTGCGTTACCGTCCTCATCAATCTCAGTCTCCACCAATTCATTATTATCATTTAAGAGCAGACGCATATACATGCCTTTATTATTCCACTCTCTTTTGTCATCTAAGTCAGTAAACCCAGCACCACAAAACTTACATACACACTTTACATCATCTTTAATTTTTACATTCTTAAAGAAATCAAGTCTCTGGTACTTACGACATGCTGGGCACGGAACTGCCCAGGCCCATATAGAGGTACCTTTTGCGTCCAACTGACTATGTAATAAATCTCCTACGACAGAAGGAGATGAAACAATAATACCTTGGCCTATGCCAGCTTTAAAATAAGTAGTGAGCCGATCCTCTCCGGTTTGAATTGCGTTTGACTCATTGCCCACGGTAAGACCCATAAGTCGTGCTTCATCAATCCAGACTCGCTTCATCGGGAGGGAGGATGTGGTCCCAAGAGAACCAGCCCACCCAGGGTATATTGTCATGTTATCTAATTCTATTTCAGTCTTAGATATATCCCTTACTCTGCCAGTCATATGCGCAGCTAACGCAGGTGACGAAGTGATCATGTTTATTATTTTCTCCTGTAAGTTTTTCTTACTAGAGATTTGATCTGGCAGAAGGTATAAACCAGGACCGGGATCTTGATCTATTGTATCCGCAACAGATACCTGCAACAGAACTGTTTTTCCGCTCTGAGTAGGAGCAATGGCTATAAGCCACTTAACCCTACTGTCTCCTATCAAAGAGATAGGAGCGTTTAGGTAAGGAGTCAATGTCAGATCTATTTTGTCAAGTACGTTACTCTTCAGCGGTACTCGTATCTTCGGTACTACCTGTAGAGGTGACACTTTCTCCGGAATCTTCAGCCAACTCAGTTCTTCTGAGCTTAACTTCACTTCCGTCTTGTTCCCAGGTGACATTGTTTACCTCACTGTATAGCAACTCTATTGCACCATTATACTCATTGGACAATAGCGCCTCGATTTCTCGGGCGCTTGGTTCTTGTATTTCACTATTCTTTACAGCCCAAACATATTGAACAAGTTTAGGCGTTACTAGTTTAATCGAATACCTTATCTTATTAGCTACTGCAGAGAAAGCTATTCGAACTCTTTCTTTAGCTCTGTCTCTCTCGATTAATCTACCCAGTCTCTGCTGATTTATTATTCGTTCCTTCTGAATCTTCTCTCTCTTTAATTCTATTTCTAGGTCATCATCGCCATCGCTATCAAACCTTTTCTTTTTTCTTTCACTGTTTAGCGCCTCAACTATCCTCATAACAGGGTAAAAACCGTCTGAGTTGCAGGTAATATCATTACGTTTTAAAAAGGTTGTAAGATCTGGCTGAGTAAACCCACCCCTCTCAATAAAATATTTTCTAGGAATATGTATTTCTTCAGTAGACATAAGCCATACCCATGTTAAAAGAATAGGGTGTACGTAATAAGCTATAATCGCTGTACGTTGCAAAATTGCTGTGATCTTTTAAATTTTTATACATTAATGCAACTTCGCTTAGCGATATTGGCCTGCTATAATACCTGTCTTCATCGTACTTACCCTCAAAGTTGGTTGTCGGGTAACCTGCGTATGAAGAGTCTGTAACAATTGGCAGCGCGGCAGGTATAGCCGCACCCGAAAACGTGATACTTTTTGCAGAGTTGTCAAATTGAACTTTTAACCTTGCTGCGTTTTGCAATGCAGTGTTACCGTTGACCTGTGTACCGTCATATTGAATAGTCAACAACGAAAACACGTTGGCTGTTAAAAATGATGGATAGTTTGAGACAACTCCGTATGACGATACACCACCTATTCTAATAGTGACCCCAAAATCCGTGCCCGAAAAATAGATATTTAAATAATCGGTAGAGCTAGCACTTGCTCTCCACAAAAAAGATCCACCCGACCCTATCACGTTTTTGCTAAATAGGAGAACCCATGAAAACTGGGTTGCTCCACTAACTTGAGTAATGACTCCAAGGTCAACCCTCGAATTTGCGGCGTTTAAAAGTAATGATTTGCAAATCACACCAGCTTGGCTATATGTACAGTTAGACACCGTTCCGGTATACGCGCCTGTCTTGTCAGGAATATTACCGCTCGCTACATCGTAACCATGAGCCGAAAAACAATTACTATTAGTGTGCGCGGTAGCAGCGTTAACAGCGCCAGCCCCAGGTACGATACACAAATATAACGTTTTTCCAAGAGGTGAGATTGCGCTATCACATACACCCCAACCTGTTTTGCCTGCTATACTGGATGTCGGGCAAATGTATCGTGGCCGTAACGTGTCAGACACTGCGTCATACACGACAATATCACTTAAAGCCGTGACCGCGCCCCACCAAGCTGCACTACATTTTGACAAATCAAAATTTATGCAGTTATTTGTTGTATTTGGGTAGTCAGCATTTGCCGCAATCTTAACCGCGGCAATTTTGGTTGTTCCTACAGGGAAACCCATCAGAACCTCCTATTAAATTACACCTGTGCCGATTTTATTGCAAGTTGGCCAAATGGCTTCTAGAGCAATAAGATTAAGCGCCCCATCTGTCATGTTACCATATGGATCAGCTGGCCACCTCTCATTGTGTATTAAACTTGGGCGCAATGTCCCGTTATACTTACCACTAGGGTAGTTATTAGCGAATTCGATAAGCTGTTTATCAGTTACGCCTTTACCGACAAAAGAGGCGTGCGTCTCGGTTATTGCACCCTCAAGTATAGCTTGACAATGTTTTTTCATTGATGCATCAAGTTTTTGCCAGTTTGTCACAGCTGTTGTAAGTGCAAGTTCTTTGTCAAGATTATACGCTTGCTGTAGTGTCCATGCCATAATAATACCTCTCTGTGGTTTAAAATTTAGATGCGCTCTTTACCTTGCTCAGAGTTGCGACACACGAGGTGTCTTTTACATGTCTGTGTTCTCTGATGAGGGTGACTTTAACGCATCTTGTAGACCCTTATTTTTTGTTTATTGCATCTTTTAAAAAGATAGCTAAAAGACCTGTAACTATTAGCTGAGCACCATCAGCCATCTCACCTTGAACCACTAGGCCGATCCCAGAAACCACTGAAACTAACCCAGCCCAAAAAGTCTTTGACTTTAACATAGAAGCCTCCGTTTAAGGTAACATTAGAATAGCACCAGTGACTGAAGTAGAGTTATCCTCCGCAGTCGCTGCCACACCTATATATGTGCAGTATATTACCGCACCAGCTGACAAACTACCAAGATCAACTTTAGTGCCGTCTACGCCTACAAGAGTCACTGTACCAGCCGTTTTAACTAAAAGTCCTCGTGGGTATCTTCCACTAACAGTGACTTGGGCACTGTCTGAAGCAGTAACTTTTGTTGGGCTACCAACAATAACTACTTCGTATCTAGCTTTATTAGCATCAAACGAACCACCGCTCCAAGCTGCCATACTACACCTCTTTCAGTAAATTGAAGTCTTTTGGATTTCCACCTTGCTTTAGAACCAAGAAGATCAGAGCAGATCGCATGGCACTTAACTCGTCTTTTACACCCTCAATGCCGCAAGAGCTAACATGCTCTTTAAGCTGAATATCGACATACTTATACATACTATCTTGGTGCCACAGTTTTTCATGGTTTTCTATTGCTTCTTTAATTTGTTTTTTAGAAGAACTGTTTCCTGCTAAAGAAGTAATAAAATAAGTAATTAATGCTGAGATTATTGCTGTTATTACCAATAAAAGAACCTTCTCTACCACGCTAAGCTCCCTCCTTGAAAAAAGTACCTGACGGTAAAGCCAGAATTTTTTTGCATTTTATATGCGAGTTCTGAGAAACAAGCCAGGGCAATGAAAAATCCTTGACAAAGTACCTCGAAAAAGTAAAGCGCGAAAGACAAGCTGTATTTCTTACCTGCCAATTGACAGGACATAGGGCAACA